CTCGATTCCCCATTAGGGACCCTTAAACATGTAAAGCCAATATATATCTTACAAAACACATAAATATATAATATATACGGTATCCATACACATGTATCAATTTTGCTTACCCTCAGATTTGAAACTGGGCCGGATTTAAAGTCCCCGAAGTGACTAGATTAGGGGCGTCACAGAATTACACATTCTATGACCATCCCCATACTTGGCAACCCAATCAGCAACACGATCATTATAATTGAGTTCCAAACCTGTGCACATATGAGAAATTCCAGCTCGATTAGCGACTTCCTTCATCAGGATTCGTTGCTTTTCAAACTTTTCCTCACCATGATTGAACCATTCACGAAGGGCTCCATCAATATTTTGTGCACATGCACTTTCTTCAGTATCAGGACAATTCTTTCCACGCATAAAGCAATGGAGAGATTTGTAAATTGATTTATCCAAAAGTGCACCAACATGCACCCCCAACTTCGGGTGCAAAACACTATAACGTTTTAGAAACTCAAATTCCTCTGCTGGTAGGAAATCTAACAATTCGGATTCTTTATCAGGCATAGTATAAACTTGTCCATACTCAGCCAAGAAGTGCGAACACTCCTTGATTGTGAACTTATCAACACCTTGTTTGACTGAACCAATATTGTCATCTCCATAGGTCATAGCAGCAACATTATCACGAAACTTCAAACGCTCTTCATAACTCACAGGCTTGTACTGAGAGTAGAAGAAGCAACGAAGATTAAGTGATCCACAGATTCCATTAATAATCACAGTTAATGAATTACCACTAATATGAGTTCCTTCTGTGAGACCAATCAAGTCACCGTTGAAAGCAATGTAGGCAAAAACAATATCACCTGTCATTGCTTCCATGATCTTGATATCCTCTTCGGTGTAATCGCAAACACGTGCAAAATCAATTAAGATTCGCAGTGCAGCAAAAATCAACTGAGAGGGCAATTTTTGATCATACTTGCCATAGTCTCCACCAAACAATCTGTCCATGCCAAATTTAGTTGCATGCTCATGAAACTCTTGCCACTCTGGTCCATGAGAATTAATGCCAACGGCACACTCTGAAACCAAAGGATTCATTTGCAAAACACGCAACAAAGGTAGGTAGTATTTACGAATAAGATAAGTCAAAGATAGCGCATTACCATAAAAGATTCTGCATTTATCTTTAGTTAAAATCTCATCTTTCTTACAAGCTTTGGCCATAGGATAACCACGTTCACCACGTCGATAACAATCTTCAATGCGGTTGATTTCATCCATCAAAACTTGTTCGAGTTCTCGATTGTTTGGCCATTCTTCAGTTGGTTCTAATTCAATGACATGATCTCTCTTGGGACCAGACAATGGGAAACCAACCGATGTGTTAAGTTTGATAGCATCCATAAATTTCTTTCCAGGAATTCCACAGAGATTTTCATGGTCAGTGAGAGGTCGACTCCCATTCCATAAATTACTCTGGAAAATTTCTAGGAGAGGTTCCTTATAATCTATAATAGCGATTTCCAAAAGATCATGAGGATACGGATGCGCTGGTACAGCTAGATTTGCAAGACATGTTTGCCAACCGTACCAATCTGGGTTGAGCTTTGGTCCACGGTAAATATTAGGAACTCCACATACGTCAACAATATGTTCACTAATAGGTGTAACCTTAACATCAGACTTGGTTAAAGCTCGACCAGGACACGAACCATAATACTCAATTTGAGAATCTTCTGGAAGGTAATTCAATGCACTCTTCTTATGAAGTGGATCATTCTTCAACACCTGCACACCAAGTACAGTTGTTTCAAATTTACCAGCTTCACCAGAAAGAATTACACCTTCCATCTTCCTCAATTCCTCAAAAGCCGTAAAGAGCTCTTGTTGAGTAATACTTCCATAGCATCCTACAGGTGTATCTGCCGTTCCACCAAGATGGATTCCAAGAATAACGCAGCCGTTCGTTTCGGATACGAGTGTGGCTCCACACAA